CTCACGAAGTGTTATTATTGTCGCCCGACGCGAAGCCGAGGTTGACCCCACCCTATCATGCTCGCGAACGACATTCTTTGCAGCCTGGATGGCCGCCTGCAGCCGCTCGGTCTCGTCATTATAGGCGCTTATTTCTGCTGAGCGAAGATTGCTTAGTTGCTCAAACTCGTCCCGCATCCGCTCGATCTTGTCGGCTAGCGCACCGCATAGCGGGCCATGTATCAGTGTCGGGTATTTTCGTTGGTGGAACCGCGCCTGCTCCACAATGTCGGTCATTTTCCCGCTCCTACTAAAACCTCGCCCGCGACCGAAATTAGCAGGCGCCTTTTGAGCTCGGCTATTTCGGCGTCTTTCTGCTCAAGGAGGAAAGCCGCGACTAACCATCCGTCACCATCGTAGTCTGCTTCGCCCTCATAGTCCTTGGCCTCAAGTCCCATTGACTTCATTGCGGGCTCGATCGCCGCCTGGAAGTCTTCGCGGTACATGACTTGTTTATATGAGTAAGCTGCCACGGTATTCTTCTCCTTCAATTAGCTGTCAATTAGCCGGTGAACTTGTCGGCCATTGATTCCATTGCATTTTCATCCAGATTTACCATTAACACGAAGTTAATCGGCAAGACTTTTTCGTGCCATTTCATGTTACTGGCTAATAGGATTTGCTCTCTATCCCACAGCCATTTAGCGGTTAAATACCATTAACATTCGTTACGGGCGGTTTCGAACGCATCGTTAGCTGGGCATTAGCCGGACTGACTGTCGGATTCGCGATCGATTTTCTGACGTACATTGCCATCACCGCAATTTGGGCAAGTCCATTGACCGTCGCTATCTGGGTGTTCGGCACCGTATCGGAAGGCGCAGCCGCCGCATATGACGCAATTGGTGGCTTCTTCGTATTCCCAACCAAATGGGAGATTATCGGGCGCTATCGGCATGTGGCCTATATTCCTGCCTCGGCAGAGCATCGATCCAAGCCTGCACTTCGCCACTGTCCCATCTTATCGGGCTGTTCCCCCACGGCCCAGTGCGGCGAGGCAGCGGGAATTTCCCCAAGCGCATCATGCGCCATATCGTCGGGTAGCTGATCCCAACCATCCGCAAAACCTCGGGGCGTGAAAGTAGGCGCGTTTCGGTCATGACTGCTTCGGACCTTCTGGCACAGGCATCCAATGGGTGGGTTTTGCCCATCCGCTTCCTTCCGTTTTCCAAAAACTCGAAAAAACAGGATTGTTTGGTTGATGCCACTTACCAAAAACGGCCTTGGGCGCACGAATAGGACCATCAAGCCACAACATTATGCGCGTCCCGTCTTTTGGTGCCGTCGATATTGGTTGCCATTCTCTCATGGTCGCCATCGCTCTACCGTCCCATTCATTCTCTTTCTAATCCCAGATCGGCGAGTGCCCGCCAGTGGTCTACCTTGTACCCGTTTGATACCCGCAATTCTCTCTCTAATGCGGTTACTCTTTGCGAGGAGAGGCGCACGCTCTCTTGTAATTCCTGAATGGCAAAGCCTGCAGAGCACACGGCAATTTGCAGGACTATTATCGCTGCTGATAAAACTGTCGTGGTGATATTCATAGTGGACGACTCCAGTTACCAGTTTAGTTCCGCATTCCTGACATCTGCCACCTGCGCGCTCGAAAGCTTCTAGCCGTGTTCGCTTGCTGAACTCGGCGCGCATCATGCCAACGCCTCCACATACTTGTCGGCATCGCGCCAGCGCACGAAGTCATCATAGAGTTCAAGAAACAAATTACCGGCAGCAGAAACTAGAGTTATGTGTGAGCGGGATTTGACATGACAGCAGCCCCGGATAAATTCGGCAGCAGTCTCTTCCGTGACATTGAGTGACATGGTGGTTGCTTCAATGTAGCGATGAAACAATGGCTCCTTACTAAGTATGCCGGCAAGTTGCGCCAGTTTCTTCTCAGCAGCTACCGGCTTATGCGTCCGCGCCGGGATGTCCGGTCCTGACGCGGGCACAGTTTCAGGATTGAGACGAGCAATCGCAACCGGCACAGGGTCAACTTGCGTGGGCCATCCGAACGCCGCCATAACCATACTGGCTTGTTCGGCCGGCACATGAAGCGTGAGTTTCACGCACTTGTGCTGACCGACGTTGCGAACGTCAACGAGCTGGGCAGATATGGCGGCGGCATTTTTCATGGTCAGAACGGTATGTCGTCTGAGGGATCAGCAGGGTTTTCACTTCGCGTTCCACCGCCGGCAGCGGCTACTTTCAGAGGCGTCGCCACGCTGCGATGCGTCTGGTCTTCGCCAAGACGGCGCATCGGCCGATCCTTTGCCGCCGGCGGCCGGATGCGGATTGCCGCCACAGACCGTCCCTGGAAGTCAACCATGGCCTCGTACAGAATGACTTCCTTACCGATCCAGTCGTCGGTGTCGTCGCCGTAGGCAATGGCGATGTTATTCGCATTGGTTTTATTAAGCACAACACCTTTGTCTTTTCCTTGAAAGAACAGGACTGGCTTGTTGTCATCGCCCACGTCGCGCATCTCCACGCGGTCAATAATGACGCGGACGTTATTGCCTTGCAGGTCGGCGGCTTTCAGATATTCGCTCGGGAAAGCGGTAGAGATACGCATTGCAGTTGCTCCTTGTGTTTAGCCTGCGGATAGAAGGTCTTCGAAATTGACTTTGGTTTTGGGTGCCTGAAAATGCCCATAGTCCACGGGCAACGACCGCAGCACGTCTTCCTTTGTGTTCATTCGAGCTAGGAAGTTGTTGAGTGACAGTGCAGTGGCGCGCATGTCCTCTAGCGCCCCGTCCATCATCTCGTCGGTGACTTCGAAATAGGTGTGATTGGCGTGGCTGACATAGAGAAGGCCACCGGCTCGTCCTCGAGCTGCCCGATAGATGGACACCTGCCCCACATGATTAGGCTCAGGGCCTGTCTCGGGCTTGGGACACCTTTTTGTTGTCTTCAGGTCGATGTCGATGCCATCGAATGCAAAATCCAGCCAGCCCTCGATTGGAACGGGGATCGGGTCAATCCAGTATTCTATTTTCAGTTGGGTGGCGTTCAGCTCGGATGGGGGTTGCCATTTGGCGCATTGTGCCAACATTGGCGCAATTATCTCGCGTTCGGTTTCGAGTGTATCGTCGCTAATGCCGAGCATGTTAATATCGTAATTGGTGTAGGCGGCGTTCAGGGCGTCGTCGGGAGTCTCGCCGCGCAGCAGGGCCGCCAATCCGGTTTCGACTGCTGTCCCGCGTTGCATGCGAGGAACGCGGCCATCTTTGATGCCAGCGATGTAACGAATGGCCCATATACCGGGAGCAGTCTTCCAGGTGTTGAGGCTGGACGGACTCAGATGGTCGATGTTGAACCGTTCGAACGAATTGCGCATCACGCCACCTTCCTTAACCGGCGGAACAAATAATCGCCGAGATCGGCATGGGCGAGCTTGAGATCGTCAATGTCCTGCTGGCTGAGATCGCGAGCAACATCGGGGATGTCGGCAATGCTGTTCTTCACTGCACGAACGGTCATCGCGGCTTTGTGGCTCGGATGAGAAGCGTATTGGTCGTCGACCTGGATTAGACCGCGGCGTTCGGCTTCGATCATATCGGAGCTGTTCATGCCGCCTCTCCTGCGTCCCATTCGCATTCACAACGAATGTTTATGCCGTCCATGTCGTAAAAGCCGCGATGCTTGCCTGTATGCCCATTGGGAAGATCACAGTAACATTGCGGTGTTGGTGTAGAAGTGAAGATACACCGGTTTTTCGTGAGATAAGCGCATGGAATACCGAATGACGGCATCGGCTCAAAACATTTAAGACTCATTTGACTTCCCCTGTTGTCGTTCCCATCGCCGTTCGGCGCGCAGCTGCCGCATTGTAGCGGCCAGTACTTGGATGTCCAAATCTGCGCGTCCTCGGTGTGCTCGCTTGCGTACAGCAATGCGCATCTGAAGAGTTTCGCGTCGTTTGGCGAGGTCAAGGACCGCGGCTTTAAGATATTTGCTCATCTGTTTAACGCCACATAGCAAATAGCCACGATATCAACCCAAATCGCGAGTGCGATCACTATGGCAACGATGGGGATGGTCATGAGCAAAACCATCCAGAACCGCCGCACTTTTCACATTGTCGCACGACACAAAAATATGGATCGTTGTGCTGTGGCTGTGCATCTAGAAACTCACCGTCCCCGCCGCAGTCTGGACAGGTTTCCCATGTATCCATGAAATCGTCGGTAACGCCGGGAGGAAGATTGCTGCTCATGGACGTGGACTTTCAGTTCCGTCAGGATTGCAAAGGGGGCAAGGAACGATTGGCCCATTGTTGTCCTGCTGTATCCATCCGCCGCGTTCGAAATCGGGAAAGCGCCGGTCATATTCGCAGTGCGGGCAATCCTGGGGCGAGATCGGCAACGATTTCTTGCTCATGACGCGCCCTCAAACTCACATTCGTCATCAGGACCGGCACCGCAGGTGGTGCAAAAGCCATCGTCATCCATTTCGCATGGCCATCGCGGCTCGATAGCGCGGTCGATGTCAGCGTCGGTAACGCCCGAAGGGAGGTTGCCACTCATGGGAAATCTCGCTCAACTACATCAAGGGCGCAGTCAGTAGCGCGCTCTTCGGCCTCATTGCGCAGCACATCGGCCACTTCCTGCATCGTCGGCGCGTGGCCTGATGCGATGGCGGCACTGAGCTTGAAAGCGGCTAGAGTGTCAGCGCGCAGCTGTTCATCGAACGTCGCCCGAATTTGTGCCAGTGCCGCCTCCAGCTCACTACCGCCGCGCTCGCGCACTGCTTGGGCGGCCTTGCGGCCACGAGCCTCAGCGCGGTCATAGTGGTCGGTGTTGGGGCGGAAAGCGGTGGTGGGGGATTTGTTGATCATGGCTTCCCGGCCTCGACCCACAACTCATATGAGTTCATCGCGTAGTCGCGATCTATTTGCTCGCAGCGATCAGTGAAACAATCGGGACACAGCCGTGCCCTAAAGCGGTCGCTCCATGATGTTTCGGTACTCTCTTCGCAGCAGTCGCTACAAAATCGTATGAGCATTGTGGCGTTAATGACGGTCATGACACTTCCACGATCTTGATGGTGTCGCCGGGGCCGAGCACCCATGCGCCCAACTCGTTATGGATGCGCTCGGACACCTCTGCCGAGTCGTCGTCGCCAACGTCGGTTGTGAGCCGATCCAGTTCGTTGCCGCTTTTGGAATAATGAATGATGCGGATTTTCATGACGCAATCCTCACCCATCCCGAGCCACCGCAATCGGTACATTCAATCTGCACACAAAAATGCGGGTCATCGTGTTGTGGGGCGGCTTTCTCGTGACTGCCGAAGCCGTTGGCGCGACCATTCGTTCTTTTCGTGTTGCGTCGGTTGGATTGTAGACATTGCAGGTCATCGCTGTTGTAGCGACCGCGCCAACGGTCCCCGATTGGAAGCTTAGCTATTGCACTCTAGAACGTGGTCTATTCGATAGATTGCGTCCTCTACTTCGCGGTCACAATCGAAATGTTCGGCGATGTGCTTTGCGGCGCCGGGATTGTGCCAATCGGCATGAAGCAGAGTGAGAAGCCGCTTGATATCCAGCAGCTCATCTTTGGTTAGATTGTAGCGCAACGTCGTGTCGGTCATTGGATTGCCCTCGCTGTTGGGGCAGCAACGCCAATTGCTGCTTACAATTCGCACAATATGCCGTATTGTCGTATATGTCAAGCGGTCATAGTCAAAAATAATGCAACCGCACAACCTGTCAACTACCCTGGGATTGCATTACCCCATATAAATCAATGATTTAACATGAGTGCGTTGCGCCCGGAAATAATTTATCGGAAGCTGTTGCTTCACCCCATTTGCACAGCATGGGGTCGCTTGAATGATATGGTGACAACATGGGCTATCGCCCGAGCTATACGCCTCGACGAACGGCGACCGGCAAGCTGCCAATTACGACATACATCTCCGATCAGCTATTCGCCGAGCTGGACATTCGTGCACGCCAAGCCAATCTGTCACGCGCTGAATATGCCGCACTGGTCCTGAGCCATCACATCGGTATGCCGGGCAAGAGCAGCATAGCTCCCGGCATGGTTACAACCAGCTCTGCGCCGTGCACTGTGCCTTGCGCAGAGCAGGCCCAAGCAGAAGCACTAGCCAAGCAGGTCCAAGCCGATAATCAAATCGCCATCGACCACATCAAGCAGCGCATCGCCAGCGACAAGGCCAAGCAAGTCAGTACAGAGCACAGCCCCAAGCCGCAGTGATCCAACGCCAAGCAGCGCATCGCCTGCGCTTGGTAGTGCATCACCCCATGCCTAGCAGTGCAGTGCCTAGCAGTGCAGTGCCTAGCAGTGCAGGCAGCTCAAGCAAATAAGCGCCCGCTTAACGGGTCTGGATGGTCGTGCTCATTGTCCATATTGGTCTGTTGTTGGACATGGCGATAAATCTCAAGCAATATCAATGCCTGTTACCGCCTTAGTATGGTGGTTACATGGACAAGGTGGAACGAGCGTTCCAAGCCAAGCCATTACAATCAAAAGCTAAATAGACCGGGGGTAGGGTGGCCGTGCCCCCGAAAATCCCTCGTCCGCTCAATCTCGAGCTGCCCGTCCCCTCGCGAGGAAAATTCTGCACATGACAGATACGACGACATGCGACGGTATGGTCATGGAATGTAGTGCGTTGGCGTTGTGCACCGGGCTGTGATTAACCGGGTTAACTTTGACTGTCATTTGGTGAGGATTGAGCATGAGCGGTCAGACGATTGGCTGGGCTGTCGAGCATTTGCAGGAGGGCAAGCGTGTGAGTCGAGCTGGCTGGAACGGCAAGAAGATGTATCTGGAACTGCAAAAGCCTGACGACGACAACGCTAGAATGACACTTCCATACGTCTCCATGCGCACGGTACATGGTGATCTTGTGCCGTGGCTGTGTTCACAGACTGATTTGTTAGCGACGGATTGGGAATTGGCTGACTGATGGATCCATCTAATCCTGACGACTTTGGGCCGCTCATGGCGGCGCTGACGGAGAAGCAGCGCCGGTTTGTGATGGCGATGGCATCTGATCCGTTTGGCTCGGCTACCAAGTGGGCCAAGTCGGCGGGGTACAGCAACAAGTCTGAGGGTGCCAAGGTTACGGCGCATTATCTGATGCACGACCCGCGCATTGCCCCGGCTGCGCGTGAGTTTGCCGGCGATCTGATGAACGTGCAGGGGCCGGTTGTTGCTGTTGCGGTGATGATGAAGATTGCCATGAACCAGAACCATCCGCAGCAGTTGAAGGCGGCGGAGATGATTGCGAACCGTGTGGGACTGCACGAGACGCAGGAGATCCACGTACACAAGACGGACAACACCGGGGCGGCGCTGTTGGAGCGGATCAAGGTTGCGGCGGCGGCGCTGGGTGTTGATCCGGCGCAGTTTCTTGGTGCCAACACCGAGCCGAAGCTGATCGAGGGAAAGGTTGAATGATGCACTATTTTTTCATGTTGCCGGTTCAAACACCATTGTGGTTTTGGGAATGGGAGGATGATCCCGTTGGAGCATTTTGGGACAGGGCGATCATGGAGGCATAGGACAATGCTGTTTGATCCGAAGTGGGAACAGAAAGTTGCAATCGAGCCGTGGCGGCAGGCGCTGCTCGATGCGGCGGATTATATCGAGACGCACGGCTGGTGCCGGGGAATGGCGCGTATGGGCAGCGCCGTGTGTGTGCTTGAGGCGCTGGTGCAGGTTGCCCCCTGCCGTGACGGCCACGCGTGGATGCGCCTTGCAGAACACTTGAACGTTGGATCAGTTGTGGGCTGGAATGACTGTCCGGGACAGACCAAGGCCAATGTTGTGGCGACGATGCGCGCAGTAGCGCGGCAAGGAGAATGAAATGCAGAACCTTGGCTTGATCCTGCTGGTGTTTGCGTTCGTGTTTGCGGTCATTGCCACCTGTTTCATGGAGGCGAACGGCCGCTGGCATTTCGGCTGGGGGGCGGTTGCGTTCTGGATTGCCAGCGAGTTGCTGGGCGGCCTTGGCCGGGTGTTTCACTGATGATGTGGTCGGTTCTGATCTGCGCGCTGATCATGGGTTTTATCTGTCTCGGGCTGAGCCTGGTCCTGCATGGCGAGGCGGAATGACTGCTGGTTGGGGTATTTTGCCGGGTGCCATGTACCGTTCGGGCGGGTGGTACTTCCCTGACACCGAGGCGCGGCAGAAAAAAGTTGCCCTGGAGAAGGAGCGCGAAAAGCGTTCCAAAGAAAAAGATCAGGGGGACGACTGCCGGTGATGACCCAGGCGAAGCCTGATCTCCGCAAGGTTGCCGAGGGGCTGGAGGCGGCGCTCGAGCGCAAGCGCTACGGCGGCCAGATCCTGTTTTTCGAGCCGTATGAGAAGCAGGCGCGGTTTCTCGAGCTCGGCGCCGTCAAGCGGGAGAGATTGTTGATCGCTGGCAATCAGAACGGCAAGTCGATAACCGGCGCGTTCGAGGCGGCGTGCCATCTGACCGGGCACTATCCTAAGTGGTGGAAAGGGAAGGTGTTCACCAAGCCGACCCGCGGCTGGCTGTGCGGCGAGTCGACGGTTGCGGTGCGCGACATCGGGCAGAAGAAGCTTTGCGGCGAGCCGGGCGTGGAGTCGGCGTTCGGGACTGGCATGCTGCCGCGGGCAGCGATCGTGGACAAGTCGCTCGGGCATGGGGTGACGGACGCCTACGACACGATACAAGTCAGGCATGTGAGCGGGGGGATATCGACGGCAACGTTCAAAAGTTATGAGCAGGGCCGTCGGAAATTTCAGGGCGAAAGCCTGAACTGGATTTGGTTTGACGAGGAACCGCCGGCAGACATCTACAGCGAGGGGCTGACGCGGACGATCGCGACCGGCGGCGTGTCGTTCATGACGTTCACCCCATTGAACGGTCCGACGACGGTGGTCAACCTGTTCTTCGATGAGCCGCTTGAGAGCCGCGCTTTCGTGACCATGACCATCGAAGATGCGCTGCACATACCCGCGGAGGAGAGGGAAGCGCTGATTGCCGGGTGGCCGCCACATGAACGCGAGGCCCGCGCCCGTGGTGTTCCGATGCTGGGCTCGGG